ATTGTTAGGCAGTGAACTCAATCAGGTTGATTGCCTCAAAGTTTACAATGTCGCCCCCGACACGCTTGGTGGTGTAGAACTCGATATACGGCTTGGCGCTGTACGGATCGCGCAGCGTGCGGATGCCCACACGGTCCACGATCTGATAGGCCTCGCGCATATCGCCCACTGCAATCGACAGGCTGTCGGTTGCCGGGTCCGGCATGTCCTCGAAAGAGGCAACCGGGTAGCCAAGCAGCGATGCAGGCTGACCAGCAGCGATACCGGGCGACCATACATAAGCGCCGTCCTGATCCTTGAGCTTACGCACAAGGCCGGCGGCGGCGCGGTTCATAAACCACGTTGCATTGGCACGGTACTGCTGCTTCAGGCCATACAGGGCATTGAGCAGAACGTCGGCGCCATTCGGAGCAGCGGCGAAAGCACCGTCTGCACCAGTGTCGAAGCGCTGGATCGTACCCGGCAGCGTGGAGCCAGACGCATAGGTCAGGAAGCCACGCGGCTTGTTCACGCCGTTACCGACGCAGAATGCGTTGGCTTCGTCACGAGCGAACTTCTCGGACACCTTGTTGGCCAGCCACTGCTCCATGTTGATGGAAGCATCGTCGAGCAGCTTCTGGGTGGCCTTCGGCTTTGCATACAGTTCGTGGACGGGAATGCGCCACTTGCCCAGTTCCGGCGTGTTGGTTTCCGAACGTGCGTCGGTTTCGCCAACCCAGCCAGAAGATGCTTCGTTCAGATCAAACAGCCCTTCAAGAGCGTCGGTGCTGATGACCTGAATGGAAGCGTATGCACGCATCGGAGATGTTTCGAACACCTTCTGGACGATACGGCCAGACATATCCGGGTGAACGACATAGCCGCCATCAGGATCGGTGCCGACCGACAGAGCCTTCATTTCATCGGCAGAAAGGCCACGGTCGTCCTTGCGGATGTAGGTGTTCAGAGCCGACTTGTAGCTTTCGAGCGACTTGGCATCGAACTCAGACACATCGGTGCCGCGCGAGCGTGCAATGCCACGCGCCCACGACAGAGCCTTGGCGTCGAGATCGACTTCTTCGCCGTCCTTGTTGGTGACAACGCGCGACTGACGCTTGGCCGCAAGGACAGCGGCGTCGGCCACTTCCTGTGCCTTCGACAGATCGGCTTCGATGCGGGCCAGCTTTTCTTCGAGCAGTGCGTCGGCGCTGCCCTTGGCTTCGATTTCAGCGAGGCGCTGATCGTTGACCGACTTGAATTCTTCGAATGCCTTGTTCAGGCTTTCGACCGCGCTAACGGCCTGCTTGATTTCCTCGGACATGGGTAAATTTCTCCTGTAGCTTTCCGAGTTGGTCCAATAGAGCTTTAAGCTCTGCTGAAGCCTCTTCATCCACCACAGCATCCCGCTGTCCGGTAAGGGCCTTGAAGCCGTGCAAGGTAATTGCAGCGGCTTGCTTTCGGGAGTAGCCTGCATCTCGCAGGAACTTCTCGAAATCTCTTTCAGTCTCGATAGACTTGACTGCCGTGATTTTTGCATCCGGCAGCATGGGGAACGTGACAAGGCTAATCTCGAACAGATCAACCTCGGTGAGTTTGCGCACGCGCCCGTTGCCTTCTTCGACAGCTTCCATCGTGCGATAGCCGATGGACATGCTGTCGATAGCACCTGCACGCATCAAGGCCATTGCTTCACGGCCCTTGTTGACTTCCTTGAGCAGACGGCCACGAACAAACAAACCGCGATCATCTTCGCGGATTTCTTCCCAGACGCCAATCGGCTCGGCCATGTTGTGCTGCCAAAGCATCTTGACGTTGCGGCGGCCAAGCGACTTATGGAACGCGCCGCGCTCTACAACGTCCATTCCCTGATCGACAATCCCAAAGACAGAAGCGTAGCCTTCGAACACGCCGTCCTGATCCGGTTCACGCTTAAGTTCGAGATCGACTGCCTTGATCTGGATTTCGTCGCTCATGAATTTATCACCCTCGTTCTGGGAGGCGATCTTATTGGCCCATGACTTGCCGGGATCGCCGCCCCATAATGCCCAAGCGATGCGGCCTGCCGATGGGTATCCCTTTTCACCCGGCGACCAGCCTTCGCCTTGTTTGTCCACTTCATGACGGGCGAAGTAAGACTTCATCCGCTTGACCGTATCCAGCGACAAGCTGCGCCTGTTGCTGATGTCTCTTGCCCGCGCTACACCGACTTCGGTTCCGCCGCGATTATATTCTGCCCGCCATTCAAGCCCGCGTTTGGCTTCAGTCACCATGCCGCTTGTCGGCGTATATCCGTCTGCCTTTTCGTCTTGCTGTTCCCAAACGGAATTACAAAACGCGAACCGCTGGTCATTCTCAGGAAAATCAGACACGGCTTCATCGTCGCCCATGCAACGATCAATAAACTCATCTCTGCTTTCGTCTGCACGCGGTTCTGGCATTTGTGAGAATATTTAACACGAAAATCAGTCTTGCACAATATAGCCCAAAGCGCACCTGCAATTGATGACTTCTTCGGCTGGCCCGGACGGATCGCCGGGATACATAAGGCTTGATCCGCCGACATCAAAAGCAGAATTGTTATCGACTATTTGTCCATCAGCTTCGGAATGCGTGAGCCGCGTGCGCTCGTCCTGTGCCGCGATCCATTCCTTCTGCAATGGCAGGCCGGTTTCATTCGCTGCTTGCATCGCGCCGAAGTTGGCTGCGCCATGCGTTTCAGTTCTGGCAATCATGCGGCTGCGGTAAAGCGAGTACTGCGGGACTTTGGCTCGCACATAATCAGCCACGCCGTCTTGGCCTAGCCCCTCTGCAAAGCCTTGCGCGATAGCGGCCACGGTTTGCGAGCGCGTGGTTTCAGCGATGTTGGTGATGCGACGGCGGACCATTTCGCCTGCGATGTACTGCAAAGCCATGCGGCCCATGATAGCCGCAAAGTCCTCTTTGCGTTCTAACGTATGTCCTAACGCCTTGCCTTGATCGCGGATGCGCTCGCCAAACGTGATAGCAGATGCAGTCACCATCTGCCGAAAGGCTTCTTCAACTTGATCGACGTGGCTTGGCGGCAATACGACTTCGCCCGTCAAACGCCACTTGTCGATCATGTCGTTCATCGCGCGTGCAATCACATTCTGCAAGCGCCCTTCAAAGCGTGCCGAAAGTGCATCGAGCAATCGTGATTGGCGGCGCTGTTCTCGCTGCCTGTTCTGGTCAATCAGCCTTCGTGCCATAGACGAAAGCCTTTATGTCTTGTGGTGTCAGATCGGTGGCAGGCATATTGATCGGCACTTGCGTGGCATTGACTAGAACCACATCACCGCCTTCGATTGGCTCATAGCCTTTCAATGCGCGGCGCTCGTTGATGGTGAGATCAGTCGAACGATCTGCCATCTCCCACATTGAATTTCGCTTTTCAGCGATAGCCGGGATTTCATCCAGATCGGCCCGTATCTCGACGCCATAAGGCTCGGCCAACCATGCGTTCCAATCCTCGATGATGAGGTTCATCAACGGCAGGACGGTATCTTCCCAGAACGCCAGCCGTGCTTCGGCGTAATTCGAGTATGTGTTATCGCCGGGAATGCCGAGCAACTGCGGCGGGACGCCAAGCGCCAAAGCAACATCACGTGCGCTGGATGACTTGGCGTCAATGATACCCATGTCGGATGGCGACAGGCCCATCGCCGTCCAGTCAAGCCCGCCTTCCAGCAGCATCGGGCGACCAGCATTCGATGAACCGGAATATTGTTCTTCGATCTGCGCCTTGAGCCGGTTGAAGTTGTCATCGGACAACGTGCTGCCATCCTTGACGGTAAGTGCGCCAGATGGCCTTGCGCTGTTCTGAAGCAACGCCTGCATCCAGTTCATCGCTTCATTGTGCTGGTCAATTGAATAAGCACCTGCCTCAATGGGCGACAGGCCATACCAGTCATTCGTCGGATGGAACAGTTTCAGGTGCCGCACATCACAGTCGAGCGTGTTCGGATCGACTTCCCAGCGCGTCTTGTTCTGGCCGACCGAATACTGATACGCTGCTGGCGTACCTGCCTGCGACGGGATCACCTTCATGCGATCCGGTCGAAGCTGGTACAGTTCGCGCACCTCGCTCCCCACCATGAAGCGTTCTTCGTATCCGTTGCCGGAGATCATAAGATAGCCGACTTTGGATCGCATATAGTCTGGGCCGGATTGCAGCGGGTTGGGCCGCGCGATCAAATCAATCAGCGGATGCTGTGCCAGTTCCTGCTCGCCACGAAAGACAAGAAACCGGACGGATGCAATGGCCTCTGCAATCCGGTTGATCGCTTGATAGGCAATGACGTTCTTCTCATATGCCTCTTTGGCGAAGTTCTCGTAGTTGCGCGGACGCCATGCGGCTTGCCCCGGGTTCATTACCATCAGCGCGGCGGCTTGGCTTTCCTTGCGCTTGAGAAAATCGAATATGGCCATTTAGAGCGTCCTGATAGATGGCTGGCCCTTGTTCTGGATCATCGGGGCCAGTGCATAGCGAATAGCGTCGACGTAGTGATTATATGCGTCCACAATCTGCGGAAGAATATCACCACTGTTCTTGTCGACTTTGTAGGAATATAGCCTAAACTCCTGCGCGGTGCTAGTGCAGCGTGGATGGATGATGATTTCGCGGAATGACTTGATGTACTGCACACCATCCTCGACGCTGCCTTGCCACTTTTTGACGGCGGTGATTTTGGGCAGTCCGTGGCGTTTGAGGTAGCTGATACTTTCTGGTCTGGCGCTATCGGCGCGGATCGTGTGCGCTGCAAAGTCTGGAATGGCGGCGGTAATCGTTGGGGCTGTTTCATCAAGTTCCAGCTTGGCCCTCCCTGCTTCGTGTTCGATGTAGAGACAGTCCTTGTACATCCAGCATTTGACGGCGGCAGTCGGATCTTGCGCAAAGCCAAAGTCCAGCCCGCAATATGGGCCTGCGTAGTTTTGATCTGGCTCAAAGTCATCCACGCGCCACTTGCCTGCGAAGATTTGCGCATCGGTGCGGGTTATGGTTTCGCCTTCCCAGACATGCGCATAGTAGGCAGGATCGCGGCGCAAATCGGCCTGCCGTTCTTGTTCCAGCACATCAGGAAACCACGGGTTGTCTTCCCAGTTGAGTTTGATGATTTTCGAATTAGGCGGCGGGTCAGCGATGAACCGTTTGTAGGTGGCGCTGTCTTGTGACTCAGGGTTCCACGTTAGCCATATCTCTGAGTTGGGTTCGCGGATCGTCGGTATAAGAACCTGCCACGATTGCTCCGACACGGCCTCGGCTTCTTCAACCCAGCAGATTTGGATTTTCGCCATTGACTTGATCTCGCGGCTATTGTGCCGCAGGCCGCGAAAGATGAACTCGGTTCCATTCTTCCCGCGTATGTAGCTTTCGCCATAGGTGTAGTGAGCAGCAAGCCACGGCTCGCTCTCAATGGCCTCAATCACCTCGGACATCGAACTATCTTTCAAGCTGTTCTGAAGTTCGCGTGCGCACAAGATGCGCATGCTGTCCATGTAGCCGCGCACTGCGAGCATCTTGGCGAAGGAATACGATTTGCCTGATCCGCGCCCGCCGTATGCGCCGCGATAGCGTGCCTCGCCGTCAAAGACATCGTGTAGCTTTGGCGGTATTCGCAGCTTGACTTCAGTCATCCTTGCCCACTAGGCGGATCACTGTTGGCGGCGTCATGGTGCCGTCCTCGGATGATAGATCGATTGTGTTCTTCGGTGTACCTAATCCACGATCTTCGGCTTCCTTAAGCAATCGCAAGACATCCGCCCGCAACTGATCGCCTACGATCTTTTCTTTTTCAGGGTGTTCCAGCATCACGCCTTCAAGCGCCTCTAACAAACGCTTGCGGATACGAGTGGCGCGTTCGGCGTTCTCTATCTCCATCTTGCGTTGCGCAGACGTAGCGCCTTGCGGGTTGCCTTCAGGCTGCCCGAATTGACGGTTTTTAGGTGGTTTCTTGTATCCTACTTCGCCCATGTTCCTATTTCCCATCTCAGGGATTGATTTAGCATATATCAAAAAAACCGCCCGGCACAAGACCGGGCGGCTATGGAGATCAACGAAAGGAGCTGTCCAGTGACAAGCTGAACAATCACAAGGTAGGTGAAACTGCTGCTTGTGTCAATTGCCTGCGCTTATGTTTCACCCATTCCTCATAACAGCCTTCGCCATTCGCCTTGGGGCAGTATGCGACTTCGGCAGCGAGGATCGACACGACTTGGTGTTCTTCGAGTGCCTCGTAGCGTTCGCCTTCGCTTGTGCTGATCCACCAGCCGTGGCTGTTACATGAAACGAGCGCATGCTTGTTCTTGTAGCGGATGCCTATGCAGTGCGCCGACAGCATATGGCACCTCACAGGAATGGTTTCGAGGATGTCCACGGTGAGACTGGGGATACGGTGGTATTGCATTGTTTAGTGATCTCCACGAAACGCGGCCCGATCAGGTGCGCGTCGATATTAAGGCGATCAAGCGCGATGACAAGGGCGTCGGCGTCACTTGTTTCAATGACGATGCTGTCGTCTGTTTCGTACCAGTTCATGATAAGTCCTCGACAAAATCAGTGCATTCCAAATGAAGCGCAAGTCGTTTCTTTCTTGGTGTAGAAAGCCCGTCACCGTTGAAGTACAACTGTATCGGTGGCGTCTTGTGTCTCTTGTCTCTCCATAGATTGTTGGTGATTTCATCAACTCTGTATCTTGAAAGATTGAACCGCTTTGCAATTTCGCTGCAAGAAACACCAGCCGATCTAAGCCTATACATTTGCCAGTTGCGTTCCCAAATTGCTTGCTTCCTTGCAATTTCAGGCGGCAATACGTCTTCCCAGTTTCTCATACCGGCACCTCAATCGTCCCAACAAGAATGATAGAGCCAATCAGGATTGCGGAATAGAGCCAGATGTTCATTGTGCTTTGTCCTTCGCTGTTTTGATGGCGTCGAGAATACCAATCAAAAGTGCATAAAGGATTAACACCGGCCAGACAGGCATCAAAAGAAGCGCAAGCGTGATTGATACCTTGATGCCTCGCAGATGCGCAGCATGTGCTAGTAGTCCGAACTCGATGCCGCCGAGGATGTAAAGAGCGGCGATGGTTATGAGGTATGGGTCGGTCATTCATCCATTTCCTTCAAAATAGCCTTCACTTCCTGTAGCGCTGGCGCTAGGTGATAGTCTGGCGCGGTGTACATTTCCAGCTCATTGAACCACTCATCTACTTTACGCAAAACTGCGGTGGCTCGCGTCAACTGGGCTTCGAGTTCTTCAATGCGGTCCTGCTGCTGGCGGATGGTGTCCTGTGCCTTTTCTGCACCCACCATATAGGCCACAGTCAAATCGCACTCGTTGCCAAGAGGACAGGCTTTGGCTGCAAGTTTTGCCTCCAGTTCCTCAATGCGGTCGGCTGCGTCACCACAAACAATAGCGGCGTCTACGTCTCGGAAAGTTTCAGCGCCAGCACGCAACCGCTTCACCAGATCGTCACTCATCCCCGATCATCCCCTTTCAGTTCTGCGAGGGTGGTGCGGGCT